ACTCCATCTTCTGCATCACGAAACATATCTCTGGTAGAGTTCCATAGATTTCTTGAGCCAGTATCTGGCTGCGTTTGTCTAAAGGCATCTGCACCAGTAAATTTTCCAGCAAACGCAGCTACTCCCTCTCCAATTTCCCGTGCACGGTTTAGCCAGTCCTGTCCAGTTACTGGTTCAGGTGGAACAAGTCTTGTAGGGGTATCAGTTTCTATATTATCTACCCAGTCCATATCCCAGTAATTAGGACTAGTCGGACTTAACGGTGGTGGAGCAAACTGTTGAAACGAGTTTGAGGGAGCTCCTTGCTGACGCAAGTAGTCTAGGTTATATGAAGGTAATGGTACTCTTGGAGTAGCAGAAGGAAGTTGGCTTGCTATTCCGGGGCGTGCATAACCTTGCTCTCTGAGCCACGGTAGATACTGTTCAAATATATACTGGTTTGATGTCATCTAAAAATATATATGTCTGGTTGTCGGGGAAAATGACCGTATACCTGTACCCTTCTGTTGTGGTGTTAACGCTCCATATCTTTGTGTGAAGGGCATATTCTGTAAGAAATCAGTAAAGTTTCCAGTGTATCCCGTAGGTAACTCTCTTCCTGATGATAGGGTTCTCATTGCCTGTCCCTGTTGACCAAGATACTCGTTATATATATCCGAGAACTGGTTAGACCAGTAATCTCTCTGTCTTCTCTGTGGTTGGGTTAGCGTAGAGAATCCTCCCCCAAATGGAATAGCAGACTGGAATGCAGCCTGTGGGCTTTCTTCAAGAAGGTCAGTATAGAAATTACTGAACGGATTTTTTGGAGGCATTACATTACTCCTGTATTCATAAAGTCTAGTTTTCCAGTAGCCCGTAACGCATCCTGTGTTGCTTTATCAAACTGGCCTAGCCACCCACCAATACCAGTCATAACTCCAAACTGTTCATCAGATGGTAATCCTGAGAATACTTCAGGGGTTAATGGAACACCTGCTGGCTGTGACGGTTGTACAGGTGCAGGTACAGGTGCAGGTACAGGTGCAGGTGCAGGTGTAGGTGGTTGATTTACAAATGTAAGATTAGGAGTATCCGTAACCGCAGGATTAAACATAGGGGTTGCATCTGGTGCTTCATAAAATGGCATACTGGGACTGGCACTAGGTGCTGATGGACTAACAGGAGTTGGAACAGTTGGGTCTACATAAGGGGTTCCAGCATACATATTTGAACCATATGTACGTGGAGACAGTGCTGCTCCTCCAAGTCCACGATTAAGCCAGTCGGCATAGTTTGCAAGTGACTGTTGCCTGTTAATCGTTGGGTCAGACATAGACATTGCAGCAAATCGTCTTGTAAACATATCCCTTAATGCAGGGTTGAATGACCGTGGCCCTCCCATAGATGCCAGTGCAGCATCTGCAAGGTTTTGAGCAATATGGTCTGACCTTACACTATTAGGGTCAAAGAACTGTGCAAATCTGCCACTTAACGGGTTACTTGCCTCAAATCCAAGTGGGTCTGCAATCATCTGAGCTAACTGACCAAATGATTGACCGTAATTCTGTACACCCTGTTGCTGTCTCATGGGATTTGCAAGATATTCAGCCCAAGAGCCTGTTCCCTGAGTTGCAGGTGAGAGGAAGAATCTTCCCCGTTCAGGTTGATATCCCATACCAAGTGCTGATTGATAACCTGCCATACTTCCCATTGTTGGGTCATATACTGGTACACCTCTTGAACGTGTTGCAGTATAAGCTCCAAACGGGTCACGTACACCAAGAGTACTCAAATCTGGAGTTACACCAAAAGCCAGTGGATTAGGAACAGCCCCTAGTGGAGCATCAACTCCAGAAATACCGGGTATTCCTGTACCCTGTGTACCCGGAGGGGCAGCAGCAGGTGCACCGAATTTAACAAACTCTATAAGAGAATCCATAGAGTCAGCTGGTTTCACTTCTGGTTGTGTAGAGATACTTGGAGGTATAGGCCAGTTCGCTATGTTTGGATTTCCAAATTCATCAAATAACATTTCAGAAGGAGTAACATCATCTGACATCTTCTGAATTTCATCTCTTAACTGTGCGTCAGTAATAGTTCCAGCAGAAAACCTCTGCCTTAACTCAGCAAACTTAGCTTGTTTTTCTGCTGCTGTCATTCGTGCCATATATCACGCTCCCATTGGTGGTATTAAACCTAAATTTGCGAGTCTTCTAGTCGTATCCTGTGCTCCGGGTCTTGGGGTTCCGGGTGGAACTGAAGGACCAACTGGAGCGGTTGGTGGAGGTGGAGGAACACCAAGTGCAGCGTCAGGCATTACCTGAGGGGGAAGTCCCGGTGGTCCCATCTGTCCCGGTGAGCCCATCATCATCATATCTGGTGACTGTTGTGGAGGTTGCATGGGCATAGGTGGCTGTGGCCCCTGTGCTTGCATCATCTGCATCTGTTCCATACCTTTCTGTAAGATAAGTCTTCTTAATTCCTGTTCATAAAATACAGCAACATCTTCTCTTCCCTGTTGTAAGGCACTCTTGTACATAGTCCATAGACTTGCTTCGGGAAGCATACGTTCTGCCATCTGGGAATTAATAGAATCATCCATCTGGTCTGCTGACTGCAATCCAAGGATATGGTCACGTATGAACATATCTGATAGTAAGGGTGTCGTTCCTTCTCTGGCTATCTGTGCCATGCTCATCTTGGACATATCGTCCTCTGGAAGCTGACCAACAAACTCTATCTCAGGGTCACCTGAGTTCTTGATAGTATCCGATGAAATCTCTTCAGAGAAATACATCCTGTTTTTATCCTGACCGCTTACCTCTACAGATTTGAAAGCACCAGTTATGTACTGGTCACTAATCATCTTGGCAATACACATATATGCCCGTTCCAGAGCCTGTAACCGTGGAACTAAAACAGTTTCAACACCCTGTCTTAGAGTATTGATAGCAAATCCTGACAGTTGGAACTCAAGCTGACCGTAGATAGAGTGTGGCAATCCACCTCTCTGCATCTCTCCCGAGACAATTCCCATGAAGGCTCCAGATTCTCTAGCCATCTCAAGCAGTCCGAGGGGTTCAACGTCCTCGCCCTGACCAAGTGCTATCTCTGAACCTTCTTTGAACGGGTCTTCTTCCAGTGTCTTTGTACCATCTCTGGATTTAACCTTTAGTCCCTGTCTTCTTGAGCGTGCTGTTAGTTCAAGCATAACGCTCATCATGAAGTTGTGTTTTTCAAACAGTTCCCGGGAAGCCTTGTAACAAGACTCACCGTAATCTTCCATCGTATCGTTATTTCCCGTATCAGAAATAGCCTGAACCATAGGTGTAGCACCAACGGGTCCGATAAATACTGGAACACGGTCATAGCCGTGCTTGGTTCTTTTCTTTAGAACGGTATCGTCACTGACAACTATGTTGTCTTCACGGTCGTAGAAGTCGTATACGTCTACTGGTTCCTTGTCATCCTCACTGCCTACCTGAACATCATATGAGGCTTTTATTTCGGAAGGGGTTTTCTTGGATTTGTAACAGGCCCAGTCGAGTCCGTTCTTACCTTCACCCCAGTACGTGTGCATCGGGTCAAACGGTTGGATATCAACGTAGGTTTCACCGTCATTATCTTTAACCAGCAGGGCTCTACCTGCGTACCAACCCCTGAGGGTGATATACCAAGAAAGCTGTTGTCTTATCATTGGTTGTAGTCTGTTCATAAGACGTTCATCGGCAGATTTCAGCATCCCTATGATGAACTTTTCCTTGGCATCGTTGTTCTCACGCATCTCCCTTTCTGAATTGCCATAGGGAATGCGAACAACCATGTCAGCAGAGGTCATCCAAGAGATAAGTTTATCTGCATATACCTGTGGTTCGTTGGAAGTGTATGACTGGTAGCCGTCACCTGCGTCAAACTCGTCAAGCCTGTAGAGTTTATGGTCATCGTCCATACGAGAACGCATAGGTTCAGTCAGGTCATAGTGTGTATCTACTAAAGCAGTTATTTCTTCGGGCGTATAGTTTGCCATTTACCAGCGTCTTACCTTGATAGTAGTCTTATCCGTAACGTAGCCGTACCCGTAGCGATTTATCAACCCGTAAATCACTGCTTTGACACCGTGGTTATACCTGTCCTCTGGTGTCTGCCCGACAATGTTACCATCCCTGTCCATTTTCCACTTGTATGCTCTGGTCTGTCCGTCAAAGGGATTTGACTTAACCCCGAACTCTGACAGTATACCTTCACACTTGGGATTAAACACAATTCTCGGTTCGACATTCGTAACGGGGTCTACCTTCAGAAACGATTTCAACCGTTCTGTACCTTCATTGATACGTATTTTTTCTGAATCAAAATAAATCCCTGTTCTTTCAAGCCAGACTTCCGCAGGTGCAGCCATTGCCTGATGCTGGTATCCAGCTACGTCAATAACTCCGAACTGTGCATCTTTCCACCAAGGTTTGGACTGGGCGATATCTATGATTTCATCGGTAACAAGATTTCTTTCGTAGATTTCGTCTATCACTCTTACTTGGTCGTTGACCACCTGTATGATTTCACAGGCATAAGCCTCTGAATATCCGGGGTCAATCCATATATGTACCGGGATATCTGGTTCATAGGCTACGTCTTCTATGTGGATGTCTGGTCTTATCTCGCTGAACACCAGTCCAGCTGGTGGTGAGGGTATTCCTTCAATCCTTTCCATGAAAAAGTCGTCTGATGATGCTCTTTCAAGTGCAAGAATTTCCGGGTCTTGTCTTCCACCGGGGTAGAGGTACTGGTTTGAGTAGCTGGGCAGGGAGAAAGCCTGTTCTTCTTCTGACCCTGAGTGTTGCCATGACTGGTACATCTGTGGATACCATCCAAGGGAACCTTCAAAAGTACCTGAGAGGAACATCCACCCTCTCTTTGGAGCGCACCTGCCACGCAACCTGTGAAAAGTTTCTAGGTCCAGCTGTGACGCTTCGCATCCTATGATGCCGTTGGGGGCTCTCATGGCCAGAGTTCTCGGGTCTTTGGCTGATTTAGTCTCTATGCGAGTGCCGTCAGCAAGGATAATCCTGCCGGGGTCTACCCTTTTTGTAGATTCTTTTAATAATCCAAGGCTGGCAAAGTCCTGAACAAGGTATTCAAACTCTGCTCTTGTTCTTTCGTAGTCAGCAGCTACCAGCCAGAACAGACCTTCACCTTCTGTCTCAAGAAATCTACCCAGCAGATACTTGGCTGCGACCATAGATTTACCGGCCTGTTCCCCTCCAGCTACTAGGACGAATCTTTTCCTTGACTGGAGAATAGGTCTTTGTAAATCTGTAGGGGTGAAATCTACCTTCTCGTAGATAAAGTCAGCTATTTCATTAGTCTGTCTGGCAGACTGGGATGTAGCCATAGTTACTCACCCACTCTTACCTTTAAGTATTCTCTCTGCCTGTTCATGTACTGAAACATCATCTTCTGATGAGGTATCATCGAACTTCATACCTTTGAACTTGGTCTTGAGTTCTCTCATAACATCTTTAGCTGTCTCATCGGTTACGTGGGTCTGTGGCCTGTACTTATCTGGCTTCAGTCCATTAAGTACGAATATCTGTATAACGGGTGGGCAGTCTGGTTCCATTGCTCTCTGGAAGACGGTCTTCTCTATCTCTTCTGCAAAGTCTTCTTTAGCCCCTTCAAAGAATGAGGCAAAGCCGTTAACGTCTTCTCTTCTCCACCTACTAATGGTTTCACGCCTTAGACCTACCCTCTGACAGGCGTGCTTGATAGTACCGTACTCGTTGTAGGCTTCCAAGAATTTCTCCTGTCGTGCCACAACATCTTCAGGTCTATTGCCTCTATGCCCCGGAAGGTTAGCGTGTGAAGATGGCATTAATACTTCCTCTTCTTTCTGGTACTGGTCATCTTCTTCCCTGTCCGCTTGGATGCTGCCTTCGCAGCCTTCTTTCCCTTAACTGTGTAAGGGTAGTGCTTTTTACCTACTCTTGGCATATCAGTACCTCCAGTAAACGGGTTCTTGTTTATGAACCAAAAGATACCACAAATGTCCCACGGTACACGAATACCTGTACTCCGTGTAGATATCTTTTTTCTTGGCATACTTCTTGGGGTTCTTACGTTCACCACATCCAGTGTAGGGGCAAATCATGTCAAACCTGAATGACTCCTTAGCCCTACCATCCATCTTGGACATGATGTGTACGGTAGCTTTATGTGGAGCCCATGCCCTATCCCCTTTACCTTTCCTTCTAATAGTAAATGTATTAATAAGTTTCAGGTTAGGGTCAATCTCTTTTTTATCTTTTAAAACATTTCCCATGTTAACGGTATAGTCAGCATGACCACAATTAATACAGATTCTTCCTTCGTAATCAGGAACGGTAGCCCCTGAACATCTAACGCAATCTTTAATTTTCAACATAAACAGATGTTAGCATGACTAAGGGGAGCGGTAATCGGAGCACGATTCTGCCTCATCGTATCGACCACCGTCCAGTATGTCTGCAACCGAA